GTTGCCTTTTCCCGAGACGGGACAACCTCATCAACATCCATCTGCAACCCCTTGGCAACTTCCCGAAGGATCGCTGCGCGTCCGTCGCGGCCAAGAATCTCGGCGTCGATCGGATTGGCGGTTGCGTTGAGAAACTCGATTCTGCGGAGATTGACGGTCTCTTTGACCGCAAGATTGACGGCACCCTTGGCCACAACCTCAACGTCTCCCTTGATGCTCTCGTCTTCGTCGTAGCGCATGTTGTAGATGAACTGACGCTCGACAATAGGCTTAACCACATCCATGTCGATGTGCATGACTACCTGACGGATACCCTTACCCGCAGCACCCATAAGCATCGACAAGCCAGACGAAGTTCGACCAGCGCCCTGAACGTTCAGGTCGCCATAGACATAAGCAGGAATACCAGAATGATCGTCAGCAAGACGGCTGAAGCGCTCATATACAGCCATAAGGGTCTGAGCATTATCTTCTGGCTGAGTAAATCGTACTGCTGGCGCACTCGATCCCAGAGGGTCGTTAGTGACTTGCCAAATCTTCCAAGGAGTAAGCTGAGTGATGTCCTCGTTGGGAGGAATTCGCTCAAGGTTGACTTCAACTTGGGGGCCGGAGGAGATTCCCATGTTGTTGACGAGGGCTCGCGCCGCCGCGTTACAGACGCTTTGGAGGTCTTCGATGATTTTCGGGATACCTTTGCCCCAGAACGCGCCCGGACATTTGATGAAGGAGGTTTTCGCATACGGCTTCTCTCCAAGCGGGTCATAGTTAAGAACCGCTTTGATAACATAATTACCCACTACCCACACGTTCGCGTCGTATTCCTTGGCGGGATCTGGAACTTCGTCTTCCGTCATCCCCCACTCAAGCAACATCTTGCCGCTGACTTTGCCCCAGAATTCCAGAGCGTCATACACTTCGGTCGGGCGCATGTATGAGTAGTACTTGCGTTCCTCCTCGTCCTTGATCAGTTCAACATCCTCGTTAATCCAAGACTGACCATTGCCAATTTCAAGGACTTTACGAATTGCATCCTCGTCATAACCCGGAACGCCGATAAGTTCGGACAGATCCATGCGGGTCATCGGATGATGCTGAAATATGTACCCTTCGTTGAAGTCTTCGATACCCGGCTCGGGGTACATACGGAAGGGATCTACGCGCTCGTACTCAGGGCCAAGTTTGTCGACAGGCTCGACCACTGTCTGCCCAGATGGTAGTACTTTCCAGCCCAACGTGCGCTGTCTGCGCACAACCGGGCCCTTAACAAACGCACACGGGAAAGTAACCAAGTCAGTGATAAAGTCGTTGAACGCCTTCTCCCAGCCGCCATGCGCGAACTGGTCTTGGATCTTCAACTTCATACGGTCAGCACGCGCCTGAGACTCACGCAAAATGCGGAAGCGATAGTCCTGAGAGACCATCTCTTTCATCTCAGCCATCTGCTCGGGACTTGGGGCTTGACCCAAATCCTGCACCATCTTCAGGACTTTCTCAGCAAACTCGGCCTGAATCTCTCGCGTTTGCGCAGGTGCTAAATCCGGAATCGGAGTAGCGTGTAAGTCCCACGGTGGGCTACCGTTATCCAGCAAGATATCTCGAAGCCAAGACTCCGCAGCGCGGCACTTGACCTCAGTGATCATCATGTAGATTTCGGAACCGCCTTGCGCACGAATGGCTGCAAGTTTGTCAGTCTCGTACTCACCGTTGCGCTGACGCAAAGCGCGAAGCATTTCATTCTCCAGAGGCTTCTTAGCCATCTGGGCGGCGTCCCAACACTCACGAAGATAACCAACTAACCCTAAGATTACAGGCTGATTCTGACGAGCCTGCATGGCCGCATCTGATGCAGCCTGCTCCTGTTTGGACAACTCGTCGTTACTAACGACTCGAAGAAAGGTTAGTCCAGCCATTTAGTTTACTTGCCGTAGAACCTTCGGTAAGCGCCCTGCATCTTCTCAGTCATGCTCTTGCCTTCGGCTTCCTTCATCATCATCTCTTGCTTAGCGCGGGTTTTAGCCGGGCCGAGACGACGCGAGGGGCCTTTCGACATAGACTTAGCAGGCATCGGCTTCTCGACCATGCCGCCCATCTGATACGACTTAATCATCCCACCGCCCATATAGCTTCGGGGCTTTTCCGAACCCGACATCTTAGGATTGTCCGACTTGACCGAGTAGGGCTTGTTGCACTTCATGCGAATACTCCTCCGCGTTGTGCGGTTTGTACCACAAATCTAACAGAAGTCAAATAGGAAAAGAACCCCCGAGGGATTCTCGGGGGTTAAAGCTACGGGAGATTTAGTAGCACACAGAGGTAACAACAATGCGAGAGGAAACATATCAAGTCCAACCGGAGGCTGCAACCCTTTTAACCTCTCGCCGGTAGGGTATATTGCCAGAGTCACTCGCGTTCGCAATATGGAGCATCAGGTACTGCAATGCTTCGGCTACGTGGGAATGTTTGTTCTTGTCGATCTCCCCGTTGCCCTTGGGCTTGTACCGGTAACCGCCCATCATGGCAGCTTTCAACTGAGTACATCGGGGGTCGACCACAAAACCCGGATCGCCGTCCACCTGACGCATAAGGTATTCGTCCACCGCGTTGATACGCGCGGACACGTTGTTAGTCTTGGCCGGGATGACCTTAAGTCCCTCAGCCTTGATGATATCCACAGCACTGCGCTCGTCAGTCTGGGCACGCTGGATACCCGCTGGGTCTGTCACCACTAATAAAGGAATCCCCGGAAACCTTTCGTAAAGCATCGGCTTAAGCAAGGTTCTCACGAATCTCTGCACGCCCATGTCGAACGATACGCACTCGTCAAGTATCAGTGCGCGACCACGCGGGTCTTGTTGGCCGATAACTGCAGCCGGGGTTAACCCCAAATCCATCCCAATTACGATGGGTCTTACCCCATTTACGACGGGGCGGAGGGTGCTCTTGGCCATGTGGTAGTCCGGCCTGAAGTATTTATACACCGGCATACCCGCCGATGAGAGGCCGTATTCACCGTCGATATATACACGGATGTACTCCTCAGACCGACCCTGAGTATCGTAATACCCATCGGGCAGGTTCTCGATATTCTCGGCGTACGGCGAACGTCCGGACGGCTGTTTGAACACAGCCCACCCGTTGTTGTTCGATGACACTCCGTCCTTGGGATCCAGTCCTTCCAACTGGTAGTACCACCAAGTGTCCATCGTCGGTGGGTTGGTATCCCCCCACATCCCGTGCCATGTCGGCCCTCCGTCCTTGGCTGACGGAAAACGTCCGATACGTTTACTCATCGCATCGACGATATCGGGGTGAATGTCTCGGCACTCGTTGAACCAAGCGAATGTCAACTCGAGGGAGTTCAGGTTAGCCACATCGTCCGCATCGTCCAACGCACGAAACATAATCTCGCACTCAACCTCTCCGACTTTGAAGAAGTAAGTCTTGGTCGTACGCATGTACTCACCGCACTGCCCCGGTGGGAACCAATCCAGAAACGTCTTAATGGTTGTATCCTGCAACTGACGTGCAGTCTCGCGCACTATAGCCGCACGCGTGCGGCGTCGGCCCTGACTGTCAGATTCTTGCATACTGGCTCTGCGCACAATCTCAAAGCTGCATGTGACGCTCTTACCCGAACCGACCGGGCCCATGAGTACGCGCATCTTCGCGTTAGACTCCATGAACTTCGCACCTGTCGGCGGTGGGGTGTAGTTGATTTCTAGTGGCATATTAAGTTTTAGGTGGTGGAGTTGCGTAGCAACTCAAGCGGCACGTGGGGTGTCCTCTACCAGTAAGACGATGAAACTGCGAACTTTCTTGCCGTTCTTCTTTCCCTTGGTAATACGAGTCAGGAAGGAAACTTTAGCCTCACGCAGTGCGCTCGTGAAGTTGTGATACTCCACCGAGTTGTCGAACACAGCGGCCTCGTAGCCGTCAAACGTCGTGTGAAAGCGCCTGCTCAGGCTCGTCGGTAGTGTCGTCAAGCGAACTCTCCGGTGTGATGTCGATAGTGCGAGCATCCTCGGGCCTGCTGCCCAAGTTGATTGTGATCTTGACCCCGCCACCGGCTTGCTCCTGCGGCGTGTCTTTCGGCTCCAACCCTGCCCATTTCACAGTGGATTTGATAAGGTCTGCTTTAACAGCAGGCGAGACGGCTGGATCGTGGATAAGGAGCCATGATGTAGTCAAAAGCTCTTCGGCCTGTGCGCGAGCTTTGAGTTTGAAAGTTATCCCCTTCTCACGCACTTCCGTGCGGAAATGATCCACCTTCTTGAGAAACACCGGATCGGCGTTGAACTCAAGGATCTCTGAGGATGTAATCTTGTGCCTCTGAAGTACGTCAGTCAGCGGCTCTCCGCTACCCTCCAGCGTTAGGGCAACGTCAAAAGCCAGCCTGTCCGACCACTTAGTAGGCCGTAGTGGATGAAAATCCATGAACAGTTATTTCTTCATAAGTGCGATTGGCAGACCCCTGCGTAAGCAGGGGCGGATGGAAGTCCATAAGTCATTATTTCTTCAGACGTTTCCTTTGTCTAGCCCGCGCAAGTTTTTTGTTTTCCTTCCAGTGCAGTATCCGGTGGCAGTTGGAACAGAGGGGTATGCACTTCTCGGTGGCCTCTTTGATGGCCTCACCCACTTTGTTCTGCTTCATTGCCAATAAGTTCACGGATCGCTTGTTCTCGCGGATGACGTGATGGAAGTCGATGATCGCTATGTGCTTGGCACCACAGTGCTTGCATGACTGCTGGGATTTGAACTTGAACCACTTCTTGCGCTGCTTGGCTTTGCGAACCGCGTTGCGCTTTTTGACTAGGGCGGTGTTCCGTTGGTAGTAAGTCCTCGAGTATTTCTTCTGCGTGATCTTCTTTACCTGCGGATTTTTGTACGGCACAAGACTTTTTTCCAATACTGAGCCCGCGCGAAAGAATACAGTACTTTAGGTCTGTGTTGTAAGAACCCGGTTTTGATCAGGTTGTTTGCGCTCGGTGGGTTGTCTGTCGTATCGGAATAGGCGTACTTAAAGCCATGAGTCTTGGCCCAACGGCAGCGTCTCCTAATAAGTTCTCTCTGGATGCCATGACCACGGTAGTCATGCAACACGCCACTGCGTCCAAGGTACACGCCTTCTGAGTCTTGCTGTGAGGGTGTGACGCAAGCAAAGGCCACCGGTGTATCTCCATCGCTCACAACCCACCACACGCCGTCCGGTGGGAAGTACAGGCTGTCGTAGGGCAAGCAGGTTTTCTGAAGTCGCGTGAGTACGCGCTTCGTCTGTGGGTCAGCATCATCGACTTGGCGGTAGACGAGCTTCATGGGTGGATTATATCGGGGGGCTGGGTGAAGTGAGCTAACTTTACACGTTGGTTTTTTGGGGTCTTGCTTTAAGCGGTTTACTACATATGGGGGGGCCTGCCGAACGCCGATCCATGTACCCCCCTCCCCCCACGCGCGTACGCGCGCGCCACGCGCATCATGCGCACACACGCACACACCCGCACCCGCGCTTCATCTTCCGTCGACCGTCGATTGCGGGCATACTTGACACCCGTGTCAGGTCGTGGTCTACTGGAATCGTCGTCGAACACGGCGACGCCGGAACCCGAGCGGTTCTCGGGTTGTTTAAAAACTAGAGGTAACTAATATGAGCGACAAGCTCACATGGGTTCCGCTCACCCTGACGAGCGAGGCACTGGTCGATCTGAACGAGGATCGCCGGTTGAAAGAGGAACTGGCACGCATGGCAACCAAAGCCTTCTGCGATGCTGCAAAAGAATTCCTCGCCAAGAAGAAGGTTACAGCGCCTGCGGGTACTGAAATCGTCTTCGCCTTCCGGCACGGAGTGGCCTTCGCCTTCGCGCCCAAGAAGGAAGAGCGTCAAACCAAGAAGGGACTGACGCTGTAACCGGAAGGGGAGGGACTGCAAACCTCCCCGACCTTCTACCACTCGGAGACAACAATGCACCCATTCGAAGTACAGAATGATCTAGAGCGATTCGGTTTCTGGTACACGTACTGGAAACTGCGCAACGGAGTCGAACTCACCAGATGGCAATCTATCTGGATGCTCTGGATTGCATGGAACTCACAGCGCCACATGGATAGACGAATAGGACTCTGAACCACTGGCCCGCCGAAAGGCGGGTCTTTTTTTGCCTGTGTGAAAGCACTCGCGTTTTGCTGGTGTGAATAAATACTCCCATACGTCGGGGGCTTATAGCGCACCAGTCAAACCTGACACAACGGGGCTCTAAACGCTAAGTGCTTGATTTATAACAACAATCTAAAAATAACTTGACACGATCTAAATAATCTACGCCTAACTAGACACACTTTTTGACAATTTAGATCGCTAACTTGACAATGTAAAGTACGTAAGTGCTTGATTCCATTGGGGAATACCAGATAGTGTGTAGAAGTGCGATATAAATAATCTAAATAATCTATGTTTTTTTATATAATGCCTTACTACATTTTTGCTTTTTTCAATACTTTACGCTTTACATGTAAAGCGCCACCGCCACACATTTTAGTAAGCGATTACCTCTAAAAACGTAGATTATTTAGATCGTCGCGCGCAACTTATTGATTTGCCTAATATTTTTACGATCTAAATCTTTGATCTACACACTTAACCTTACATAGATCGTTACGCCATTTACAGATTAAGCCCCTAACCCCCCTCCCCTACCCCTCCCCCCTGCCCCGAAACTTGACACGGCGCGGCGGATCGGCGACGATTTCGGCTCCTCGGGGCTCGCCCCCTAGGGCATGAAGTGTAAATTTATAACCTTACATGGAGACTATAATGGACAAGCCAAACTTCCAACAAGTTAACGAATCAACGTTGAGTAAAGTTGCAAGTGCTGCACTTGCTGCCAAGCGTGCTGCTGATGCTGAATCCCGTAAGCATCGTGCAATCCTTGAGGCTGCACTTATCGAGTCTGCTGCCGAGAAGGGTTTCATTAAACCTCACCAGACCTTAGTGTTTGGTTACAACTTTGGCCGACTTGCTGTGGCAGTTGTCGATAAGACAACCACTGAGCGTAAGACTGCTACACCCAAGAACGCTATCACGCTCTAACCTGACCTCTAGCGTCCTGAGCATGACGCAAAACTGCTCACTTAACTAACCACGGAGTTATCGCTATGAAGTGGACTATTCGTAAAGTTAACAATCGTTTTGTTGTCAAGTTTCATGGGGAGTCACCCATGGAGTTCATCACCAGAGGTGGTGCTATGGCCTATATCAACGACCGTGTCCTAACGGCTTTAGGAGTTTGATATGTACACAGACAACAGACCGGCTCCCATCAGCCTACCCAATGGCGCAATGGTCATTCTATTTGGCAATGAAGCATTGTTCTGGTCATCTGGTTCTATCAACCCTGTTTACGAGGGACTCATTGATGGATTGCCTGATAGCGTCAAGCAGTACTTGATTGCCAATAACCATGTCGAGTGGAGGGATGAAGTATGAAACTTAAAGAGCCTGTTGCCGCTTTGGAAGCCTACGCCCTCAAACACTACGAGGAGGGTGGTCATTGGGTGTACGAAACCCATGAAGTTGAGGATTACATACAGTTCTTGGCTGATGCCAACTGGGACGTAGATGTAGCCATACAGCGCATGGTGTCCTATTGGCAGTTGATGAACATGCAGCGTAAGGAGTGCCAGTATGAGTAAGTTATGCCGCCCCTGCCTCAAGCAGGGTGTTATCACGGAAGTGCCTGCAGCCCGACTATCCCGTGGTGCTTATGACTGCGAGGATTGTGCAGAGACTGTAGCCCGTAAGCACAAGCACACCATCGTGCCGTTACACAAGCAGGGCTATATGGCTTTTAGCGCAGAGGCTGCTCCTCACATCGTCAAACAACTTAATCCCAAGCGGGGTGGGCTATGAACTGCGCTAACTGTAAGCATTGGGGGAGATGGACGTACAGCGACC